AAGTTTGGTTGAATTAAAAAAACAATTTCCAGAATTAACAAACGAAGATATAGAAGAAATTGAAGGTAAAGGCGATGGTTCTACATTATATAATCAGCTTGGAACTAATTCTGCTGATAAAAATTTTGTAAATGTATTGTATTTTGAATATAAAACATTTCAAAACCAAGTATATAAAATAAAAGAAACTAATAGCGGAGCAGATAAAGCAATTAAAAAAGACGATACATTCAATCCCCCCAAGGATTCTAGGGCTAGGTTTGAAAAGGTAAATAGATCTATAGAGTGTTTATATGAAGGCGCAAAAATTGTTGGCCATGATAAATTATTAAAATGGCAAAAGGCTGTTAATATGACAAGACCTAAATCTGATATTACAAAAGTTCAGATGAGTTACAATATTGTGGCACCTAGAATGTACAAAGGGAAAACTGAATCGTTAGTCAGTAGAATGACATCATTTGCTGACATGATTCAAATTACACATTTAAAGCTTCAACAAGTTTTATCTCGTATGGTTCCCGATGGTGTTTATTTAGATGCTGATGGGCTAGCAGAAGTTGATTTGGGTAATGGAACTAATTATAACCCGCAAGAAGCATTGAATATGTATTTCCAAACAGGGTCTGTTATTGGTAGATCAATGACGCAAGACGGTGAATTTAATAACGGTAGAGTGCCTATACAAGAATTAAGGGCTGGTGCTGGAGGTTCAAAAATACAAAGCTTAATACAATCTTATAATTATTATTTGCAAATGATGCGAGATGTTACAGGATTAAATGAAGCAAGAGACGGAAGCGTGCCGGACAGAAATGCATTAGTTGGGTTGCAAAAAATAGCAGCAGCTAATTCAAATACCGCTACTAGACATATATTACAAGCAGGTTTATATTTAACATTAAAAACAGCCGAGGCTATTGCATTAAGAGTTTCTGATGTTTTAGAATATTCTAATGTTAAAAATTCATTCTTGCAATCTTTAGGCAAATTTAATGTAGGTACTTTGGAAGAAATGAAAGAGTTACATCTGCATGATTTTGGTATATTTTTACAATTAGCGCCCGATGATGAAGAAAAACAATTGCTAGAAAATAACATACAAATGGCTATCACACAAAAGCAAATAGAATTAGAAGATGCTATCGATGTTAGGGAAATTAAAAATTTAAAATTAGCCAATCAGTTATTAAAATTAAGAAGAAAGCAAAAGTTCGAAAAAGATAGACAAATCCAAATGGAAAATATCCAAGCACAGTCTCAAGCTAACGCTCAGTCAGCTCAAGCAGGGGCCGCCGCAGAAATACAAAAACAGCAAGGGATTGCTGAAACAAAAGTACAAATTGCACAAGCACAATCGCAATTTGATATTGCAAAACTTGAAAGAGAAGCACAAATTAAAAAAGAACTAATGGAGTTTGAGTTTCAGCTTAATATGAAGCTTAAAGAGCAGGACAATCAGGTGATTAACAATAAAGAGAAGTATAAAGAAGATCGTAAAGATAAAAGAACAAAAATACAAGCTTCACAACAAAGTGAACTTATAGACCAGAGAAAATCTGGAAAACCACCAAAAAACTTTGAATCCGCTGGATTTGATAACTTGGGTGGATTTGGATTAGAACAATTTGATCCAAGATAATACTTAAACAATTATATTTTATTATGTCAGAAAACATCAAAGCAGAAGCTTTAGACATCGAAGAAAAGTCTATTGCTGAAAAAGAAGCAGAGGTACAAAAGCTATCAACTAACGAAGATGGCGATTACACTGTGGATTTAGGAAAAATTAATCAATCAAAAGAAGAAACAGATGCCGTTCAAAAACAAAGCCCAGAAGATGGCGTGTTACGCGGAAGCAGCGAAGATGAAAAAGATGGGGAAGAAGCCAAAGTGGAACTGCAAGAAGTACAGCAAGAAAAAGTAGAAGAACCTGTACTGGAAGAAATTATTGAAGATGAAAAAAATAATACTGAAGAGGAAGGAGTGGATGGAAGCATTGAAGCTCCCGACGCCACACCGGAACCTGAAGAAGTATTACAGGAAGAAAAAACACAAGAACCAGAAGTAAAATTACCAGAAAACATACAAGACCTGGTAAAATTTATGGAAGAAACTGGCGGGACTCTTGAAGATTATGTTAGACTTAGCGCTGACTATTCAAATGTAGATGAAAATACATTATTAAGAGAATACTATAAACAAACTAAGCCTCATTTAAGTTATGATGAAGTGTCGTTTTTATTAGACGATAAATTTTCATTTGACGCAGAAATCGATGAGGAAAGAGATATTAAAAGAAAAAAACTTGCTCTCAAAGAGGAAGTCGCAAATGCCAATAAGTTTTTAAATGAAACTAAGGATAAATACTATAAGGAAGTCAAGTTGGGTTCCAGATTAGCTCCTGAACAGCAAAAAGCTATTGAATTTTTTGACAGATACAATAAAGAGCAACAATCAGCTGAAGAATTATTACAGCAGCAAACAAAACATTTTGAACAGGAAACTAGTAAAGTTTTTAGCGAAGAATTTAAAGGTTTTAATTTCAACGTAGGAGACAAGAAATATCGTTTCAATGTAAAAGATGTTAATAAAGTAAAGGAAACTCAGAGTGATTTATTGAATGTTTTCAATAAATATGTTGGTGACAATAAAATGTTACAGGACGCCGGGGGTTACCATAAAGCTTTATTTGCCGCTTCTAATCCTGATAAAATAGCTAACCATTTTTATGAACAAGGTAAAGCAGATGCAATCAAACAAATGGGCGCAGAAGCTAAGAACATCAATATGGATCCTAGAAAAACTTCTAGTGGATATGTTGAAACTGGCGGATTAAAAGTAAAAGCTATTTCTGGGGATGATAATTCTAAGCTAAAATTTAAACTTAAGAATTATTAATTAAAAACTATTTTAAAAAATGGCAACAAACGCATCATTTGCTGGCCCATTGGCTGGCAGCATTTTAACTCCTTCGGCATCGAAGATGACTACACTAGGGAGTTACTTAGACATCCAAAATGACGGATGGGCTAAACAATATCTACCTGAGCTTTACGAAAGTGAAGTACAGAGATACGGGAACAGAACTATTTCTGGATTCCTTTCACAAATTAGTGCAGAAATGCCTATGTCTTCTGATCAAGTAATTTGGTCTGAGCAAGGTAGACTACACTTATCTTACAACGGTGAGATTAATCCTGTTACAGGTGCAGTTGATACTATTACTGGTATTGACTCTGGAGCTACTGAAGCTCACGCGGTAAGAAAAGGAGCAACATTAGTGTGTGAGGTAAACAGTATTGTATTTAAAGCTTTTGTTACAGCTGGAGTTGAAACTTCAACATCTGGTTTAACTATTAAGCCTTACGGTGCTGCAAATGTTGATGACCTAGCGGGAATCGCAACTACAGACAATCAAGCTATTAAATTTTTCGTATACGGTTCTGAATTTAAAAAAGGTTCAGCTAGTATGACGGATTCAATAGAGCCTGGTTTCAAAACTTTCACTAACAAGCCAATGATTATCAAAGATCACTTTGAAATCAACGGATCTGACACTGCTCAAATCGGGTGGGTTCAAGTAAGTGGTGAAGGCGGAGAGTCTGGATACTTATGGTACTTAAAATCTTCTGCTGATACAAAAGCAAGATTTGACGACTATTTAGAAATGATAGCAATTGAATCAGAAAAGAAAAACGGCGGTGACGCTGCTATTCCTGAAGGTTCTGAAGGTTTACTAGCTGCTATCGGATCTAGAGGTATCGTAGCGACAAACCAATTTGACTCAGCTACTCCAGCTGCTGATAAGCTTCCTGAGTTTGATCTTTTATTAAAAGAATTAGACAAGCAAGGAGCTATCGAAGAAAATATGTTATTCTTAGATAGAGATGCAAATCTTTACATAGATGACTTATTAGCTGGTTTATCATCTGGAGCACAAGGTGGAACTGCTTACGGAGTATTTAACAACTCTGAAGATATGGCATTAAACCTTGGATTCACAGGATTCAGAAGAGGTTCTTATGACTTCTACAAAACTGACTGGAAATATCTTAACGATAAATCTACAAGAGGTTCTGTAGGATCATTAAAAGGACTTTTAGTTCCTGCTGGAACATCTTCAGTATATGACCAAAACTTAGGAAGCAATGTTAGAAGACCTTTCTTACACGTAAGATATAGAGCTTCTCAAGCTGACGATAGAAAATTAAAATCTTGGGTTACTGGTTCAGTAGGTGGAGCATCTACAATCGGTGATGACAAAATGGAGATTCACTATCTTTCAGAAAGATGTTTAGTAGTACAAGCTGCTAACAACTTCATGAGATTTGACTCATAAATTTGACGTAAAGTTTATCCCCACGGCAATAGTGGGGGTACTCTTTGCTTTTATTAATTATATTATATTATATCATGACAAAAATTAAAGAAAAAACAAAAGAAGTTAAACCTAAATGGGAAATAAAGGATAAAATATATGAACTGAGCATAAATGAAACGCCGATAGTTTATATGGTAAAATCCAGAGGAATATTATGGTTTGACGAAGAAAAAGGATACGAAAGGGAAATTAAATACTGTGAAAATCAAAAAACAGTATTTGTAGATGAAATGAAAGGACCGCAAAGATTATCACATATTATTTTCAGAGATGGCAATTTATTTGTGCCAAAAGAAAAACAAATCTTACAAAAGTTTTTATCTATGCACCCTGATTTAGGGAATAGATTTATAGAACACAACCCTGTTAAAATAGCCGAAGACGATCTTGATTTTATTGAATTAGAAATTAGTGCATTAACAACAGCGCAAGGTGTAGATGTTGATCACGCTGAAGCAATATTAAGAACAGAATTGGGCGATAAGGTATCTACGATGACTTCTAAGGAACTTAAAAGAGATTTATTACTATTTGCTCGTAACAACCCAGAATTATTCTTAGAACTTGCAAATGATGAAAACATAAATATTAGAAATGTTGGTATAAAAGCAGCAGAAAGAAATATTATTGTTTTATCAAATGACCAAAGAACATTTACTTGGGCATCGACAGGAAGAAAACTTATAACAGTTCCATTTGATGAAAACCCGTATTCAGCTTTAGCCGCGTGGTTTAAAACAGATGAAGGCGTTGAAGTTTATCAAACTATTGAAAAAAAATTAAAATAAAATGCTTATAGTGGTTAGGCCGCAAATAAGCGGCTTAATCATTATATAAAAAAATATAAATGGCAATATCAGTAAATAAAGTATATAGAACCGTACTTTCAATAATAAATAAAGAGGGTAGAGGCTTTTTAACACCGGATCAATTTAATAGAATCGGTAGAGAAGTACAGCTCGATCTTTTAGAAAGAGCATTTTTTGATTATAATAAAGCTATAAATAAAGAAAAAGCTAATATAACAAATAATGGCTATGCAAATATTCCTAAGAATATAAAAGAAAAAATTGATATTTTTTCAAAAGAAGCTGAATTGCTAATGTATGGTGTTAACGGAATAAAAGTTGGCACAAATGTAAGAACTAGAACAACGTCTACAGGTGTTAGCGTTCCTACACAAGTTACAGCTGGCACATATTCAAACTTGGCCACAACTTCAAATGGTAGTGGGACAGGTTTAAAAGTTACAGTTGTAGCTACTACAAATAATTTTGTGTCAATAACAATTACAGAACCCGGCTCGGGTTATGCAACGGGTGATGTAATAACTATTGCTCAAGCATTAATGACAGGTGCAAATAATCCTTACACATTTCCAATAGAAAGCACTGATTTAGTTACAGGAAATTTTATACTACCTGCAGATATGTATCGCGTAGTAAACCTATCAAGATTAAATAGATCTATAAATTTTGAAGAGCTTGATAAATCAGAATACACTTATGTTAATTCATCAAAATTAACAGCTCCAACTAAAACTTACCCTGTTTATTATAGAGGCCATGAAGGTTTTAAAATAAGTCCTATTAGTTTAATTGGTGAAAACATTACTTTTGATTATATAAAAATACCAGCTGATCCTTATTGGGGATTTTCAAAAAACTCATCTAATGGGTCTTACGAATATGCTTCAGGGTCATCAACTGATTTTGAGCTGCATGAATCTGACGAAGTTGATTTAGTAATAAAAATATTAGGTTATGTTGGAATTATAATAAAAGATCCAACAGTTATTCAAGTAGCAAGCGGAGAAGAAAATAAAATAATACAATTAGAAAACTAAAATAAATGGGATTAATAACACAAACTAATCAATCATATTACAACCAGTCGCAAGGTTTTACTGGAGATGGATCTACGGTTGCTTTTGCTTTAACAACAGCATTTTTCCCAACCTTACCAAGTTCAGTCCAAGTATTTGTTAATGGAAAAGAAATTAGCTCAGGTAATTATTTGTATAACTCCCCTACTGTAACTTTTTCAAGTAACGGAAATAATGCTGATGTACTTGAAAACACTGGTGCACCAAAAGTAGGATTGTTAATAGAAATAAAAGAAATTGGTAAAGCAGAAAGATATGGTAATTATAGATATATATCTTTAAATGATATTATAAATAACTATATGGTTGCGTTTGTAGGGGATGGAAAATTAATATCCAGCGCAAATAAATCAGATGTATTATTTCATACAAAAAGAGGTATACAAGAATTTAGTTATGATATAGCTAGAACAGAAAAAATACAAGAAATTGAAGTTGGTACAAGCTTATCTATACCAATGCCCCAAGACTATATACATTATGTAAGAATATCCTTTGTAGACGACGTAGGCGTTGAGCATATAATATATCCTGCTAGATACACATCAAAACCTTCTGAGTCAATTTTACAAGACGATGATTACAAATACTTATATGACTCCGATGGCTCTTTATTAACGGGTTCACCAGTTACAAGCGACCGATTTAAAACATTTGATAATAGAAAAATATCAGGCAACTTTGCTAATGAAGATATTAGTTATGATACCAACGTGGGTTTGCAAAAAATAACCTCATACGGTGGTAGAAAAGGAGCTAATCCAGAAACTACGCAAGAAAATGGTGTTTTTGTAGTAGATGAATTAAATGGCCAAATTGGTTTTTCTAGCGAATTAGCAGGGCGCGTTATTACATTAAAATACACTTCTGATGGTCTTGGAACTGACGAAGAAATGCAAATACATAAATTTGCAGAAGATGCAATATATAAATACATAACATATGGTATTGCAAGTTCAAGAATAAACTTTCCTGAATACATTATAAATAGATTTAGAAAAGAAAAAAGAGCCGCAATAAGAAATGCCAAATTAAGATTATCTAGTCTTAAAATTGCCGAACTAGAGCAAGTAATGAGGGGTAAATCAAAATTTATTAAACACTAATACATGCCAGAAATCAAAAATACCTTTTTAAAAGGTAAAATGAATAAAGATCTCGATGCACGCTTAATACCTAATGGTGAATACGTAGACGCACAAAACATCCATATAACTAAATCCGATGGCTCTGATATTGGTGTTGTTCAAAATATAAAAGGTAACTCTAAAATTGGTAATATAACTGCTTCTGGGGAAGTTATTGGATACGTAGCTGATTCTGAGTCACAAGCAGATGGCAGTAATAGAGTTTTTTATTTTGTTAGTGGCGGTGGTGTTGCTGATAATATATATTATCATAATACAAATAGCGCTTCTTCCCCAATCCCTGTAATAAATAATGCTTCAAATTTTTTAAACTTTAGTACTAGTCATCTAATTACTGGAGTTAATATAATAGATGATTTGTTATTTTGGACAGATGACAACAATCAGCCTAGAAAAATAAATATAACAAAAGCTTTAGAAAATACATCTTATTATAATTCGGAAGCTAAAATTAGCGTAGCTAAGTATTATCCTTATAACGCTCCGAATATTTTACACCCTACATTAAATCAAACTGGATTACAGAAGTTGACTACAACTCAATCGGTTGCAACAACATCAGGTTCAGATAGTATAACCTACACCGGTAGTGTTAATAATGATATTTATATAGGGCAAGCTGTTACTGGATCTGGCATTCCCGCGGACACCTCTGTTAAAAACATTAGTAGTAATGGACTAACAATAACATTGACAAAACAAGCTAGTGCTAGCGCTACCGTAACTTTAACTTTTAAAAATTCTGAAGATAGAATTGAAGAAGAATTTATAAAATTTGCATATAGATATAAATTTGAAGATGGAGAATATTCTGTTATATCACCTTTTACGCAAACGTGCTTTATGCCAAAAACATACAACGCATCTATTGGTTTAACTGACGCACAAATAGCTTCTGCAGCATCAACAACAGAAGTTGATTCTTTTATAAATGATGTTGGGAGGGTCCAGTTAAGAGTTGATTTGCCGTCTGGTAATGTAACTTCTGATTATGGCATAAATAAAATTGAAATACTTTATAAAGAAGCTGATAACCCTGGAATTAAAGCAGTTGCTGAAATACCATTAACAGATAATGATGTTACTAATAATGCTTCTTATGGGGTTATAGGTAGTTTATTTACTTATAATTATGAGTTAACACTACCTTTTAAAACTTTACCGGAAGATCAATTAACGAGAGTTTTTGACAACGTACCAAGAAAAGCTAAAGCACAAGAGATTGCTGGAAGCCGACTTATATATGGTAATTTTCAAGAAAATTATAATTTACCTTCAATTAATTTTGAAGCGGGATATGCAAACAGAATAAGCACTGGAACTTGGAATATACAATACCCATATCAATCTGTTAAATCAAGGCGTACTTATCAAATAGGCTTAGTACTTTCTGATAAATATGGAAGACAATCCCCAGTTATATTACCTTCTGATACTAATAAATCTTCAGTAAGAGTACCTGTACATACAGGAGATTCTGCTAATTGGCCTGGATATGCTTTAAGAATTGAGTTTAATGATATAATTCCAAATGCTTACTCAAATTTAAATCCTTTTGGTTGGTATTCATGGAAAGCTGTTGTAAAACAAACAGAGCAGGAGTATTACAATATATATGCGCCGCATGCTATAGATAATATACCCGATTCAAACGTGCAATCCGCACATTCAAGTTTGTATTTTAGTGACACGGACAAAAGAACTTGGTTAGTTTTACATGGAGATAATATAAATAAAGTTCCAAAAAAACCTGGGGTTGGTGGTGTTATAGAAGAAACAACAAGCCCTAGTGAATCGGCTTTATTTCCTGTAATAGTAGATGGAGCTTTAACTCCGGCGGGTACAAATTCAGATCCTTATATATATAATTCTGAAGAAGGCAAAGTAGATGTAATAAGTATAGGCACCGCAATGGATCATGGTTTGGAATTATTTGATACTACAGCGGCTGGATCAGCACAAGAACTAGGACATACTTATTTAGTTTTTCATAATTACAGCAAGAATCCTTTATTAGCTGAATTACCAGATGGATATGGAAAATCTATTACGGTTAGTAGTAGCCCTAAAAATCAACAGCCTTTGAACTTTTTAGGCACTTTAGGTTTGTCAATATTTGAAACAGAACCAGTGGAATCTGTATTAGATATATATTATGAAACTTCTTTAACTGGATTAGTAACAGAATTAAATACACAAATCTTAGGTAACACTGGCGGACCAGCGACATTAACAATATCAGGAACTACATTTTCAGAGGGGGCAGTTGCAAATACAGTTATAGGAGCGCTTGGCGCTACAAATTCATCAGGTGGCGCAATGTCTAGTTTGTCTTTTGTTTTAAATAATGTTTTTGCACAATCTGATTTAAATACAGATTTAAAAAATAATTTTGATATAAACGGAGGTAACCTTAGGGTTACTAATCCCGTATTTTATTATGGAACCAACGGTGAATCTTATAATGTATCGATAACAGTAACAGATAGTAACGGAGAGCAGCTAAATGGCACA